TATAGCTTCTGAAACCAGAATATCATTAACAAGTATATATAATTCTTGTAAAAACTATAAACAAATACTTGTCGAAAAGTTCGGTGAGGATGTAACAGATTTTTTTAATAAAGATTATTACCAAATAAAATGAAAGAACCAAAAGATAAAAGAACAAAGGCATACAAAGAATGGAAAAAGAAATTCGATGCCGCAAATGAAAACAAGTCTGAAGGACTTGGAGATACTATTGAAAAGATTACTGAAGCTACAGGAATCAAAAAAGCAGTTAAGTTTTTAGCCGGAGAAGATTGCGGGTGTGACGAAAGAAAAAAAATACTCAACGATATGTTTAGATATAATAAGCCTTTGTGTCTAAACGAAGAAGAGTATAACTTTTTAACTGATGTTTTTACTACTAAAGGAAGTATTATATCTGCTAGTAGAGTAGTCAGATGTATTAATATATTTAATAGAATATTTAACGCAAAACAAAAAGCTACGAGTTGTAGCTCGTGCTTTGTGTCTAATGTTTATAATCCTCTTAAAAAGGTTTATGAAGCCTATAAATAAAGAGGAGGATTTATTTAAGTATTTAAAATTAACAGTTTATCCAGATTTAGTTAAAGCAAGAGGTAAACTGTCTAGATGGGATTGTTATTCTGTAGACAAAGCTCATAGAATAGAATTAAAATGCAGAAAGACTCATTACGACACTTTGCTCATTGAGAAAAACAAATTTGATGCAATGATTGAAGTTTGTGATAAATATCTCGATATTCCTTATTATATTTGTAGTACACCAAAAGGCATATATTCTTTTAATTTATATGAAGTATATCCTGAATGGGAAGTTAACTATAAAAATCCTGCTACTACTCAATTTAATAATAGAAGTAAGATTGCAAAAGAAGTTGCTTATTTAAACATAAATGATGCCAAATGGATACAATAAAATTACTTGACGGATCAGAATGGAATGTTAAAGAGATCTTGGAAAAGATGGAAGATAATAACTTCTATTATGGATTCTTAGGTAAAAATACTTTATCGTCTTCTGTTGCTAAAAAACTTATGGTAAGTGCAGATGATTATGTAGAGTCAATAAAAAACCCTAAAGATCCGAACATAAAGCCGTTTAGGGATGGTAGATTAATTCACGTTTCAATATTAGAAAGCGATAAACTAAATGATTATTATGATTTTATTGATGTGCCATCTAGAAGAAATAAAGAATTTAAATTAGCTGCTGAAAACTCAGAAGGCAAGGAAGTTATGCTTGAGAAAGAAAGGATCTGGGCAGATGGATTAAAAGAAGTTGTTTTACAGGATCCTGAAATAAAAGAATATATAACAAAAGGAGAATGTGAAAAGTCTGGAATAGGATATATAATGGGCTTGCCTTTCAGAGGCAAGGCCGATTGTTTATATGAAGACAAAATAATTGATCTAAAAACTACTTCAGATATTGACAATTGGGAATATAATAGTTATTTTTATGGCTATGATATACAAAGTTATATTTACACACAATTGTTTCACAAAGATGAGTTTGTCTTTGTTATCATAGATAAGAGAAATAATAAATTAAAAACATATACAGCGCCAAATGATTTTATCGATTCAGGAAAGAGAAAACTTAGAAGAGCAGTTGAGAATTATATCGGACACTTTGGATTTTAAAAGTTCTGTTAGTTTACTTTATTATAATTTGACAGTAGATGATTTTATGGCCGGAGCTTCGCTCAGGCAAATACAATCCAGTTTAAAATTCTATGAAGAACTAGAATTGTATGATGAATGTCACGGAATATTTATGGCAATTAAATATTATAAAATAATAATGAGAACCTTTATAAATAAAAGATATGAAGATTAAAGACGTAAGAAGTTTTGTAGAAGATAAGACTCAATTAGATATAGGAAAGAAATTGAGAAGAAGAGATTATGTATATGCAAGAGCTATATTTTTTTATTTATCTAAAAAATATGCCAGAGCAACTTATCACGCTATGGCAAAAGAAGTTAACTGTAATCACGCAAGTGTAATTTATTCTATAAGAAATACTGTTCCAGTAATATTTAGAGAAGAACCTCAACTAAAAAGAATATGCGATCACTTTGTTACTTTATTTACAGAAGAGATAGTATCAAATGTTAAAACTAAATCAGATATAATATCTGAAAACATAGATCTTAAAATAAGATTATCTAGATACGAAGATGCTGAAACTAAAGGTGGTAAGCTTAAGGTTGTTCAAAATACAATAGATTCTAAATTCGCTAAACTAATAGAGCAAACTCCTGAAGACAAATTAGATGATTTGTATGTTTCAATGAAAGCTAAAGTCAGAATGTTAAATGCACAATGGAAAGATAAAATAACTGTATATTCAAGTTATGAAACAGTTGATTCATATTGATGGCTAGAAAAAGAAAAATAAAACCTAGAATTAGATATGATTTAAAAATAATATCCTGGTGTATGGACAATGGATATAAACTTTATCCTGTTCCTGAAGGAAAACAATATAGAGTAGTTTTAGAGTATAAAGGAATGAAAAAGAAATCAGAACTATTATATACTAAAAAACAATGGAGTGAAAGAATATGGGAGGTATATGGATTAATATACGATAAGCAATGCCAAGAAAAAAAGTAGAAAGAAAATATATGAAGAAGACCGATGGTCGAAAGAACAACGGTCAGAAACGAGGAGATGCCGTTCTTAGACGAACTATGGCTACTCCTGCTAATATTAATAAAGCAAAGAAGAATAGATCTAAAATGCTTGCTACTGGCGCTATTAAAGAGGTTTACGGCTCTGAAGAAGCCTTCTGGGTTATGGTGGCAGAAAATGCCAAAGACTCTCAATTCGATAGGAAAATGATATTAGAATACATTTATGGTAAAGCTAGAGACAATGTAGATGTTTCTACCGGTAATGATAAAGTAGATATTTCTATTATGAATTTCTTTCAAGGTACTCCAAAGATAGAAGAGAATACAATTGACATAGAATCAGAAGATGAAGACACCGAAGCTTAATGAAAAGTACCAAGCATTTGGAAATGATTCTAGATACTTTATTGTGACTGGCGGTAGAGGATCCGGTAAGTCATTTGCCGCTAACGTATTCTTATTACTGTTAACTTATGAAAGAGGTCATAAGATTTTGTTTACTAGATATACAATGGTATCCGCAGCTTCGTCTATTATTCCAGAATTTATAGAGAAGCTAGAAATTATGGGTGTGGTCGAAGACTTTAGAATAATTAAAGACGAGATCACAAATATTAAAACAGGATCTAGTATTTTGTTTAAAGGAATCAGAACAGCTTCAGGGAATCAAACAGCAGCTTTAAAATCATTAAACGGTATTACTACATTTGTTTTAGATGAAGCAGAAGAATTAACTAGCGAAGATGACTTTGATAAAATAGATCAGTCTGTTAGGGTAAAGACTAAACAGAATAGATGTGTTCTTATATTAAATCCTACTACAAAAGAACATTGGATCTATAATAGGTTTTATGAGAATAGAAATATACCGGATGGATATAATGGAATAAAAAATAGTATTACTTATATACATACGACTTATAGAGATAATGTAGATAATTTATCTATATCATTCTTAAATCAAATACAAGACATAAGAAGAAGAAGACCAGAGAAATATACACACCAGATACTCGGAGGCTGGTTAGAAAAACAGGAAGGTGTTATATTTCGTAATTGGAGAATAGGAGAGTTTAATGAGAACTATGACATATATTATGGGCAAGACTTTGGATTCTCTATAGATCCAACAGTCTTGACTAAATTAAGTATAGATAGAAGAGGCAGAAGAATATATTGTAAAGTAATGTATTGTAAGCCTGGACTTTCTACAACACAGATAGCAGACTTTAATATAAGATATGCAGGCCCACATTTAATCATATGTGATTCAGCTGAACCTAGACTTATAAATGAAGTTAAACTTAAAGGAGTTAACATTAGACCTACAATAAAAAGAAAAGGATCTATCTTATCTGGTATTGCTCTTCTTCAAGACTTTGATTTAATTATAGATCCTGATTCAACAGAATTAGTTAAAGAATTAAATAATTATGTTTGGGCCACCAAAGGCCAAACAAAACCAGTTGATCGTTGGAATCATTGCATAGACTCAATACGCTACGCAGCTCAATACGCTTTAGAAGGATTCTCTAAAGGCACTTACTCAATTCGTTAAACGCAGTAGGGTTAGACTCTTAAACGCAGTAGGGTTAAGATCTTAGTTAATTTCGTTACCTCTGGGATCAATAACCTTATAGTTGTTCTCTTTTAAAAGTTTTACTGCACCATCTATTTTCTTTTGAGTTTTTCTAAAGTGATCAAAGATTTGATTTTCAAATGCATTATTTTTTATGTACATATCTATTAATTTTAATTATTAAACATAGTAGGGTTTAGTTCTTAAACGCAGTAGGCTCTTGGATCCATCTCTGAAGCTTCCTCCGTTGTCTCGAAGTAGATCTCTGTTCATATTACGAAGTTAAGAAAATTTTAACATATTCTTAACATTAATTTAACATTAGACAGAAAATTAGTTTGTAATATTGTATCGAACACTAAAAAATAATTATATGAAAAAAGTTGAAAAGTTTATTGAAGAGACTTCTAACGGGAAGATCTTCAGCGCAACATTCGTAAAAAAGAATGGTAGGATCAGAACTATTCATTGTCGCAGAGGCGTCAAGAAAGGTCTGACCGGTAAAGGTATGGCCTATGATCCAGGAGAGAGAGGTCTACTGGTTGTTTATGATTTATCTAAAAAAAATTATCGTATGATAAATTTAGCTAAATTAATAGAAGCTAAAGTTAATGGTTTAATTTATAAATTTATTTAGTATGAATGAGCCTTATAAAAAAGTGATAGAGTTCTACAAGAACTCATCACCTAAACAACATCAATACTTTTTAAATTTGATAAGCGACCAATTGACATTTTTTAATTATGAAACTAGCGAGCAGTTTGATATAGATGATGAATGCCAAATTGATTTTAATGGCATATTTCATCAAATAAATTTAAAAGGTAGTTACGACAGCACTTTTGCAAAAGATCCCAGCATTGAAGCTCTAATTGATTCTGAAAGGAAATCTATTGGTTATGCTGAGTCAGATGCTAATAGTGACGAAGATATTCTAGCTAGATTGATTTCTAAATATTGTGAATGGGATGGAGCTTTTATTTATAGATTAGCAAGAGAATGTTTTACAGAATGTAATCATCATACTTTTAACAAAGCTTTTGAGAAGCTTTGGGAAAAGGAAATATTAAGAACAGATCACATAAATAAAAAAGATAAAGATGAAAACAATAATAAATAAAATTAAACAATACAATCGCAAGTCAATGGGAAATGTTAAGAACACTAGAGATGAAATTGATAACGATATAAAAATTGAAGTTGTTTCATCTTGGACGATTCAAGGCGATGCTAAAGAACATAACGAGACTTTAGCGAGCTTAGAAATATACGGCTGGACTATTACATCAGAAGAGTTAGAAGTACTTGTAGAGGCGCTTAAATGCGTTTATTCAAATCATCCTGATGGAGAGATTAAAATGCAAGTTACACATAATCACGAATATTTAAATTGTTAATATGAAAAATAATAAAGTTATTAAAGTAGTCAGGCCAATGAGAGCCTGGTTTAAAAGCTTCTGGACTTTAATGAATGACATATTCAATCCAAAAGCATCA